TGCCATTTTTTAAAATATCCCCTTTTTTCTAGGCCACTATATTTTATACATCATATCCCATTGCTCTACGATTAATTGCATATGCTTCATCATATGTAATACCTTCACGCTCTGCTACTTTATTTAAGCAATCATCTTTAGTTGGATATTGTCCACTGTGTGTATTGATATGGCATTGCGTACAGAGTTGTATTAAGTTCTCCTTAATATCTCCACCGCCACTACCACGTGTATTAATATGATGTGGTTCTATATTTGTTCTTTGTCCGCATATTTCACAATATGACTTCCGAATTTCTTGTATCGTTTTTTTGGATGTAATTCTTTTATGCTTCATCAATTTCCTCATATAAACTAAAAAGGACCGCATCATACAGTGTTGTGCGACCTGTGTATGATGTAGTCCTTAATAGTGTGTAGTTTTTCTAGGAGGCTTGTTGAAAGTGTTCTCTTCATCCATGCCCACATACAGTATCTCATATATTGAGTGTCAAATAATAGCAACCTTTTTGTAAATTTCCTCGAAATTTTTAATTGCTCTTTTATGTAAGTTATGAACATTCTGCCTTGAACAATCTATTAGTTCTGCAACCTTTTCCCAGGTGCATCCATTAATGTACCTATCTACTAAAACAATCCTTTGCTTAGTGCTACAAATTTGATTGATCATAAATCTTGCTCGCTCTCTCTCCTGCAAGAAATCACTCCATTCTTTCATAATCTCTTCTGTAACCGCATCAAGATTTGCAACTTTATCCGCAATAGTAATTGGTTGCCCTCCACTTACTTTATCCTTACTATAATCAATGGCTTGTAAACTCATGATATCTTGTCTTATTCTAAATATTTCTCTCTCCTTACACCTTATATTCAAATCAGTATCACGTATCTGATTTAAATATTCCCTTCCAGTCATCGGCTATTATTCCCCTGTTCCTTTAATTTATCGGTCCATTCTTTCCATGTATATATTGGCATCCCTTTTGCTATTGCAAATGACCATTCACCAATGCAGCCTTTAGATGTTTCCCATTCCCCACATAATACTAAGGCATCACATTTATTTAACATGTCCAAACATATTTTTAAGCCTTTTGAGTATTGTGTATCAAAGTACAACATGCTGAAATTGTGAAGAGGTGATAGATATGTATTGTTCTTATCTATCATTACTAGGTTTTCCATGATTGTATCAATGGAATACTTATTGGCTTTATCTCCTCCAAATGGATGAGCTACATATATTAATTGGTTTTTAATCATCCGCTTCTCCCTCTTGTACTAGATCATTGATGTGAAATGTTTCACCCTCAGCCGCATCATCTGCCAATTCTTCTTCCCATAGTTTACCCTGCGCTCTTGCACCTTTTACAAACATCTCAATTTCTTCAACTAATGGAATTAATTTATCTTGCGTTTCCTCTTCTACTTTGAGCCATGAAGTACTAATTGTACATTCATCACCTTTTTTATTTGTTATCAAAAGCACATATTTAACTTCTGTGATAACTCTAGGCAGTTGTTTATGCCATTTAAAGTTAATGGATTTAATCTTCATCCACTCTTCTTCAAACAGCTTAAATACTTTAAATACTTCAAATACTAGCGTTCTTGCTTTTACATATGCTTCTAATATCTCTGGTCTGAAATCATCTTCTGTAACCAGTTGATATGTTTCAGTAATACCAGCATTATTTACTTTCTCATACTTTACTTTCTTTTTATCCCCAAATCCAATGCTTAGTATCCTCATCTTTATTTTCCTTTCCGTTGTTTATCTTCGCACACCCAATCCCCACAGAGTACTTTATTTCGTTTGTTAGTGTGAAATTTCTTTCCGCACTGCACACAGTATCTTGTGTATTTAAATGCTTTCTCTAATCTTGCTTCACGTTCTTGCTCTAGTTGTTCCTTCGTCTTTCTAGGCTCTACTGGTTTGCCTACTCTACAATCTGGACACCATGTGCTATGGCTATCTGGTGTAAATAACCTATCACATCTATGACACTTTCTTTGCATCGTTCCTCCCTTTAGTGCTTAAAAAACACTAGCCATATTGTTTTCCCTCTTCGTTGCCCTATAATTGGCTCGCATGGTAATAGCTTTTTAACCTGTGGTAATGCTATTTGTTCTTCATTCCATTTGAATATCATTGTTCCATTTCTTTTTAGCACTCTCCAACATTCCTCTAAGCCTTTCTTTATATCTTCTTTCCAGTTTTCCCCTAATCGTCCATACTTCAGCTTCAAATATGACTCTTCTCCAGCTCTTAATAAATGTGGTGGATCAAATATAACAAGGTGAAATGTTTCGTCTTTATATGGCATATTTCTAAAATCTGCCATTATGTCTGGCTTAACTATTAACCTTCTACCGTCACAAAGTGTTGTTTCTTCAACCCTATTATCCATATAAACAGTATCTTTATTTTCTTTGTTAAACCAGAACATCCTTGAACCACAGCATGCATCTAAAATCTTTTTATTCTTCATTTGAATTCTCTTTAATCTCTTACAGTACAGCTATATCCTTTTAGCTTTCTCATTCTGTGTCTAATAGTTCTTACGTTATCCCCAATATATTTATAGGTATCTCCTTGCATGTTCTTCTGTTCGTTATATTTATCTAGCTGAGTTCTCCATTGAATGTAGCTTTCACATTTACTGTGACACCCTACTTCTCTGAATTGTCAACCCCTGCATGGTGTTTTCATAATAACTCCTCACCCATAGGTCTAATACTTTGCTTACTTTGTTTAGCTTATATATGAATTTTCTTATTCTTACTTTTAGTAGCTCTTCTGAGGGAGTAACCACATAACCCAAGTCTGGTATAAATACCTTTTTTGCTTCTTTTGTTCGGCACTTTATATTATGATCATGTGCTTTACATACATTTCTATATCTGTCATTCATGCTCATACCCCTCTAATTTATTTCCTATTACTTTTGCATTTCCGTTATTCATAACAAATGCTAAATCAAAATCTAGTACCGCATCAGATTGTTGCTGATTGATTGCTTTGCATCGCCATTGAAATTTATCTGTACTGTAATATACTTCCGCTACCAATGGAGTCTCTTGTACTGATTTACAATCAAACTCTATATGGTCCTTTTCGTATATTCTTTTCCCTAGCGTGTCTTTTGCTTCACTCCCTCTACATAGTGTTCCGTCCTCAATTGGTACCCATGCATAAGTGTCATTTTCTACCGCTAGTAGTCTTATTTGTGAGTAACTTTGCTTTATTTCATCACTACTTACCCATTCTGACCGGTTCAAGTTCTTCCGTAGGCCTTTATATACTAATGGCTTCATGCTACCTCCTCACATATGGCATTAATACCACGTTTTTTTAGAAGTTCATGTATCATCAGTCTGCCTTTTTGTGTCCATCGTGTTGATACTTTACACTCTAACCTTCCATCAGTAGTCATATATGTATGTGTCTTAGTCTTTGTATACCCCTTATGCATTAGATCACTGTACAGAATCCATTGACCATTTACGCTACGTTGAATATGTGCTTCATGGAGTATCTTATTTAATGCAATCGCACTTAATCCATAGTCATAGGCAATCTGTGTTACAGTCATTGCATTTTGTGAGCTTAAAATTTTATCTACGTAGTCAACCTTGGGCTCATATTCTGCTATTTGTTGTTTCTGTTGCTCAATGATTGCCTTTGATTGGTTATGTGCTTCTACTTCATCTGCATACAATCTCAATGCTTCTGGTAGTGTCTTTGGAATGTGTGGATCATAGCTACCAGTTTTTCTAATTTGTGGAAGTACTTCGCTAGTTACCCAGCGTTTAAATTTCTTCGCACTTGGCATCTTTGATTTCAATATCAAGGAATATAGTCCAGACTCATTGATTAAATATGTTTCCCTCTTTTGACCTGTGTCGGCAATTTGCCAACGCAGCTTATCTTCTTCATCAATATGTTTTCTGATTGCATCTGCAGTATCTTTATATCCAAGTGCAGTTGCTACGCTCTTGGCCACAAAGTACACTTCATTTTCAATAATGATAGTTCTTAGTTCCCCAAACTCATTACTGTTAAATAGTGTTGTTACATGGTTCATAACTTCGCCCCCTAGTTTTAGGTAAGGGCGGATATACCGCCCACCTATTTTATTTGCTTACCGCATCAATTCAGCATATATTTTTTATGTTCTATAAACCTTTGTTGGAGCATATGCAGGACAGTCTTCACATTCTTCTTTCTTTAGCCAATGTAATGTACCTGCAGTTTTACCTTTGAATACTTTTATTGATGTTTTCCCCTTAGGGCAAGATGCTTTCACCCATAATGCACCGCTTTTTGCTGGTCCAAATGAATGGCTACATATTTTTCTTGGTCTACCTCTTCGCATATTCCCTCCTAGAATGGAATTGTTTCATCATCATCTACAAATCCATTTTCAAAATTACTTGCTCCACTTTCATTTTGTTTAAGGCCATATGTAAGATTTTTGACTACAATCTCTGTGATGTATCTTTTACTTCCGTCTTTTTCGTAGGATCTAGTTCTTAATTCGCCATTTACTGCTACAAAATCACCTTTACGTAACCCACTGTAAAGTTCCGCATCAACCCAACAAACTATGTTGTGGTACTGTGTTGTTTGTTGCTCGTTTACATATTTATTGGTTGCCATTCTAAATGTGAGTACTGGCTTTCCTGTTTTTGTATAACGTAGTTCTGCATCTGCTACTACATTACCGCTTAAAAATACCTCATTTACGTTTATCATTTATTTCTTC